AGCGGTCCAGCTCTACTTCTTCCTTTGATCGCATGTGGAAAAGCTCCCGGTCATCAACCAGCCGAAGCGCTGGATAACCCTCAGGGCCTTCCTCCTGGAAAAGCAAACCGGCGCCGCACAGCATCTCCAGCATGGCCTCTTCCCTCCCCGGCGCGATCTGATAGAGTGACCCATACCCAACCCAGTAGTCTGTCAGGTGTGCCGCCGCCATGGTTGCTAGCTGCGCTAGCACGCCCACGGCTTCGTTCTTTAGCTGATGATTCCCCTTGCACACTTCGAGTAGTCGAATCATGAGCGGGTGGGTAACCAATGTGTCTCCCATACGGAGCCAAGGCATAATTTCTTCACCTCTCCTTGTAAATCTCAAAAATATGAACGCGCGCAATACAAACCATCACGCGCGTTTCTGTTGTGCCGCGCCTAGGCGGCGGGTTTACGCGCACTCGCCCGGCGGCGCCGAGTACGACGCACGGGCTGCGTTTTCCTAGCGGCACGAGCCGCCCTGGAATGTCCCTGATAGCAGTGTTGGCAAAGCCCTTCTCCCATATGGTGCTGTTTATATTGGTACGGTGTATGACAGCACCTCTTCCGCGCATGGGCCGCCACCAGAGCCTGCGGGTCCATAGGCCCACCACACCACCTGCAGCACATCTGATAGGGATCGCTGCTGGTTAGCGGTTGGGGGCGATCCGAATAACGCCCAGCAACCACACCGGCAACCCGCACCCCACGCCACTCACAGTCCGATAGCATCCGCTCACAAGCCTCAAGCAGAGGACACTGCGCGCACAAGAGTTTGGCCTGCTGGTGGCGCTTCCGCATCCGCGCCACCGGCTCACCCGCCGCAGCCGGATCCCACAGACTCGGCGCAGACGGGGTCGCCTGCATATCACGCTGCTGGCAGATACCCAGCTCAGCATCACCACCACACGGCAACATCCCACCGGTCATACCGCACCACCCGTAGGATTCAAGCGCGCTAACCGCACCCGCGCCTTCTGGGGCTTCGCCCCATCAATCACCGTGTCGTACTCAAACCCATCACCATCACGCACCACATCACCGGCAGCATCCGCACCGACATTAGACGACCCTGCATCCGCGCCGGGGAGCCCTGGGAGGGGCTCTTGAACACCACGGTCAGCAGGCACGAAGGAATACGACTCGAACATGTCCTTCAATGCGACGTATACCCTGGCGCGGTGGCGTTGGGTTGCGAGCGACACCGGGATGATATCTGCGTCAAGCTGGTGTGCCGCAGCACCTAGCGCGGCAGCCTGGGCGGCAGTGAACATAATTGGATCATCTGCTTGGCCCACCGTCCCAGCACGATCTTTTGCTCGTGCTTTCGCCTCAGCACGCACCCGGTCGAACAGCTGCGCCGTGTCCGTGGTGAACGCCGAATCAGCCCGCGCCGCGGTCACCTCTGTTAGGTCACCGCAGGTGCCGGAAAGGTCCTGCAATTGCACTTCCTCATCGCGGATGAAGATAGCGGCCCTTGCGTCGTCTTCTTCCTTATCCGGCTTCAATTTCAGGAAAAGCTTGGCGCTAGCCGTGGTGATCTCTACCACCCGGTGGGTTTCTTCTACCGCATCGAAGTAGGTGCCCACAACAGCCTGCACCACATGCTGGGGGTTCGCGGCAACCACCAGCAGGCTCCCGACGTAGGTGATGAGGCGCACCACATCATAGATTTCCGGTTTGCGGTCCGTCACCCCGACCACCGCGCGGATAGCACGCTGCAGCTCTCGAATATCCACAACCAGTTTGGAGCGTGCCGGCATCTTCTCAGGCATGGTTGCTCCCCGATCCAGCATCGGCGCCAGTAGCCACACCAGCGCCGCCAGACCCGTCGACGATTTCCCGCAGCTTGGCGGTCACCGCCCCCATACGGGTAATCAGCTCGGTCAATGCTGGTGCCGAAGTAGCAGCAGCACCGGACCCTGCCACCAAATCCGCCACTTCCAGAACTTTCTCCCGAGCGTTTTCCGCAAGCTCGCTCAACTCATCCCAATCACTGGAATGCACCGCATTGGACAGCTGCTTCTCCAGCTGGCGGTTTTCGATGCGCAATGCCTGCCTGTCTTTATTCACCCGATCCAGCTCCGTGTGCAGCTTATTGATACGGTCCGTGGCATCCACCGCCTTATGCAGCGCATCCAGCGATGCCGATCGCTCCATCAGTTTTTTGATTACTTCTTGCTGCCACGCCATGGTGCGCTCCATACCGCTCCAGGCGCCGTTGAGGCTTTGCAGCAACTCTTGATCTAATCTTGGCGCAGCCATACCGCCACCCCGTCCTTTCGAACCAAAGCAGCCTCCCGGATAGCCTCCAAGAACGGCTGATCCAATGCCTGAATCTCCGGCGTGAGCTCTTCAAAAGGCACCAGCGCGGGGTGGTCCGGCCGGGCAGCAGACGCCCACGCCGACCATGCGTCATGCACATCTTCTAGTTGCGTATTGGTGCCCTTTGCCCGCATCAGCAGCGCATAGTTGTAGAACAGTGGCAACTGCTCCTTGGTGATTTCGTCGTCGATCTCCTCAGGCAGACAAGCAACGATCAACGCTGCATCCGCCTCCAGGTAATTCAGATTCGTCATTATGCAGCCTCCAGTGCTAACTGACGACGTGGCCGAGTAGCGGTCCGCACTAACGCCATATATCGTTCTTGTTGGGCCTCAACCAGTTTCATGTGGGCGTACGCCACCGCATCACCCCAACTGCGGAACGACGCAATGAGCTCACCGCCCCACAACACTTCCCACAAATCCGGGTACGACTGGCCGGTGAAAGCACCGAAAAGACCGATTCGCTCCACACCCGGCCGAAACCGGATCCGCAGCTTCAATTGCAACTGGCTCATAATTATTTTCCCTCCCGCGCAATAGCCGCGTTGGCCCACATCATGGTCTCCTCCAGACGCAGCAGTGCTTGTTTCTTCTCCCAGCCATCAGCCAGCAGAGCATCCAGCTCAATAGCTAAAGCCTTGATCTTCTTGCCCATCTGAACCCGCCGCTTGCGGGTCTCAGCATCCAGGGTGCGGTAATCAAACCGCTTATCAATCTCGGTCATTATTTCCTTCTTTCATTTCAATTGCGCCACAGCGATGGTTGTTAGGTTGTTAGTCGCCGCCGCGGAGCACGTGCTTGCCGATCACGGTGATCGCACCGTCCTCGTCGATGTAGCCCATGTTCAGCATCGCCCGACGCCCAGCAGCGGTCATTTTCTTACCCGCAGCGTGACGGCGTAGCGACTTATACGCCAAGTGGGCCTCGTAGGTGTTAGACTGGCCAATACGTTTCCAGGACATTTCTTTTCCTTTCTCTGGTCTTGGGAGTGTGTTTCATGCAGTCCCCCGCCTTCCCCAGCGAGGGACCAAAATTATCAAGGGGTTTAGGTGAAGCCGCCGACTACGTGAACAGGCGAGTCAGCGTGGCGAACTTTTCAGCCGGGATCGCTTCAAAGAAGATGTCACCATCGAAGATGTGTGCGGCCCAGTCCTCACGACAGACGCGGAAACCGTCGATATTGACCGTGATAAGCCCGGTATCTTCCAGGACAAACAGGTTACGCATCTCCTCGAACCGCTCCTCCGGCACCCGGAACAACTCACCACGGTCCCCGCGGGTGAAGACCACACCATCATCGACGCGCTCAGCAATGGTCCAGTCGAAAAGCTTTCCCAGGTACACGTGCGTGGCATCATCCTGCGGTAACGGCTTCGGAGCAGGATACGAATCGCCCTGGGCGGCCTCCCCTGTGGCAGCACCACCATCATCGCTATCACACTCGTCATCCCAACGCTTCAGGAGATCATCCACAGCAATATCAATCGGGTCATCCACATCCGAAACAGCAGTAGCATCAGCAATCGACTCATCAGGCAACGCATCCAAAACGCCATCATCCACTGGCTGCGCACCCCGGAGCCGAATCTGAATCCCCTCATCCGTGGCCACCAGGTCGATCGTGCAATCCCGCTCTGTGTCCGCGTGCAGGTGCAAATGGAACTGGATAGGGGCGCCATCGCTCACTGGGATGCTCATATCAACCACACCAGCCCCCAACTCCGCACCGCTCATCATTGTTATTCCTTTCTCTTGAAGAGGTTTACGCACCACACCTCGTGGCGCTTGGTGCCCATGGCTGGATTCGAACCAGCAGCATCCATATGAAGCCCGGAAGGATGCGGCCATTTCATGGGCCTGGTGCCGGATAACCCGCCGGCGGCGGGGCTGAGATAGCTTGTCTAGATGCGATAGGTGTTGCGCTCCACCAGCTCCTCCACCTCCGCACGGATATACAAAATCTTTTGCCTTGAAAGGCGGATCCGAGACAGTCGCCCCTCCCTGGCATAGCGCTGCAGGGTACGGGTTGAAATCCGCAGATACTCCGCGGCTTCCCGGGTTGACATATAACGCGACGCCATTAGGAGACTTCCTGATCCTGCTTTACGACGGCACCATGCCCCTCACTGTGGTACTCATTAAGCGACGTCACCAACAGCTCAATAGCTATGATTAAGCCGGAAATGCACTCACTTGAAGCATCAGCCGCAACACACTTCCAAGGCCCCAGTAGCCCATGAAAATAGTGCACCAACTGTCCATAAACCCGGATACGATCAACAAGCGATCGTTGCCGGCAAAAATAAGCAATACGCCGCACAGTGGTAATGCTCAGTTCAACAACAGACCAGCCCAAACGGTCACTGCTCAGTTTGACTCCACGAATGGAATGAGCCCCACCATCCTCGGCAAGCCTTATCGCAGTCGCATAAGTAAAATTCGCGTCAAAAGCAGCACCAACATGAAGCAACGCATCCTCGGTCTCTTTGGCGTATTCCAGGATTATTTCGATCAAACGAACAGAAGCCTCTTCTGACGAGGCCAAAGCCCCTTGGCTGGGGTCGCCTTCAGGCTTGGGATAATGGGTCTCCCAAACTTGAGAATGCTCGACCGCATCCGCCAGATACCGCTCAGCTATGGCAACCGCCACAGAATCACTCGTTCTTGTCATTTCTTCTACTTCCACTTACTTTCTCTCGGGGATTATCCTTCCCCTAGGGCCGCCTGCCCCGGGAAGGAGGTGATTAATCATGTTGAAGTTGTTCTACTGCGGTACAGAATGGCCAGTACTTGATGATGAGACAGCTCAAGAAGTGCTAGCCATGCTCCGTGACAACAAATATCCAGGACTCGTAACGCTCAAGCTCTTTACGGTTAAAGATGGAAAACCAAAAATCCATGTCAATCTTTCTGAGCACATTCCGTTTGTGTTTTACGACGGTCCAGCAACACACACCGGTAGCGCAAAGTTCGTCTAACGTGGGAAATATGTGAGCCCTTCCGGCATCCCCGCCAAGAGCTCTTCCCCATGATTCACGACTGATGCCAAGAACTTCGCGTCAGCGGTACTCAGCCACAGGCGCTGTTCCCCGGTCTTTGGGCGGATCATCACGCCTGTCGTGG